TCTTGCTCAGTATGGTATTGCCACGGCGGTCAAGATGACTTCCACGACTTGGCTGATTTCCGGCAACGGTTTGACCTAAAGGAAGCGCCATGACTGGCATTCTTAATTTGATTATTGGATCGCTGGGGCAGCGGTACACCATCATCCAAACCTTCACAGCGACACAAGACTGGACTTGCCCTGCTGGGGTGACACAGGTTGATTATTTAATTGTTGCAGGCGGTGGAGGCGGAGGCGGTGGAAATGCTGGATATTCAGCCGGAGGTGGAGGAGCTGGTGGATTTAGAACTGGAACAGGTTTGACTGTTACGCCAACACAAACATATACCATTACTGTTGGAGCAAGTGGAACTGGCGGTTCAGGGGCGGCTCCTGGTAACGACGGTGGTTCTGGCGGCCATTCTTATATTCAAGGTACTGGCATAACGGCCAGTCCTGCCGCGCCTGGAAACCCTTATGCAAATGCCATCACATCATTTGGTGGAGGCGGTGGTGGATTAGGGTCTTCTACCAATGCAAACGCAGGTTTGAATGGCGGTTCTGGAGGAGGAGGAGGAACTAGATCTAATGGATCTGGCGGGGCCGGAGGAACTGGTAATACACCGTCCGCGTCTTCAGACGGCGGAAACGGAGCGCCTTCTAACCCACAACAAGGAAGAAGCGGCGGCGCAGGAAATAATAATCCTTCAGCTATTGATTCTTACTTAAATGCTGGTGGGGGTGGTGGTTCTAATGCGTCAACAGGAACGGGGGTTTCTGGTTCTAATACATTAGGCGGAAACGGAGGAGCGGGAACCGCAACAACTATTTCGGGAACTTCTGTTACTTATGCAGGCGGTGGTGGCGGCGGTTCTTATAACCAAACTGCTGGAAGTGGTGGGTCTGGTGGTGGCGGCGCAGGCGGCTTGTCTAATGCTAACGGTACAGCAGGAGGGATAAATACTGGTGGTGGCGGCGGTGGTGGTAATGGTACTTCATTTTCAGGCGGCGCTGGCGGCTCCGGCATTGTCATCCTGAAATATCAAGCACCATCACAGAGTGTTTTCGTATTCAAGGGTTCGGGTAAGTTTACTGTCCCCACGGGCGTGACCAGCATTGATTACTTAGTGGTTGCGGGTGGCGGTGGTGGTGGAACAGTTGCAGTAAGTGGCGATTCTTACGGAGGTGGCGGTGGAGGTGGCGGCGGTGTTGTCACAGGGAGCGTTTCAGTAACCGCAGGAACTGATTACACCATCACTGTTGGCGCAGGAGGCCCGTCAGCGACTCAGGGTCCAAATTCTTCAATAACTTACGGTCCGGGAACCAACTTAGTAACAGCCGCTGTTGGAGGCGGTTACGGCGGAAATGGTAATGTCAATCTTAGTACATCTACCGCTGGCGGCAATGGAGGCTCTGGGGGTGGTGGAAGCGGCAGCAAAGCCGGAGGAAGTGGCACTTCTGGTCAAGGAAATACAGGCGGCACAGGGAACGGAGCAGGGGCTGGTGGTGGCGGTGCAAAAGATACTTCTCCTATTGGAACCGGTGGTAATAGTACGGGTACTAATGGCGGCGCAGGTGGCGCAGGATTAACTGTAAGTGCTTCTTTGGGGGGAGGCACCTATGCAGGAGGCGGGGGCGGTGGAGCCTATACAGGAACTCCCGGTTCTGGAGGTTCTGGCGGCGGCGCTACTCCGGGTTCATCAAGAGGAAACGGAGCGTCAGCTTCTGGCAATACAGGTGGTGGGGGTGGCGGCGCTGTTGGTAGCACAACTGGGTCAACATATACAGGCGGCGCAGGCGGCTCCGGCATCGTCATCATCAAAATAAATCAATAAGAGGGCAAATGGAAAACACAAAAGTCTACCGCTTCCTAGGCATTGATACGGCGATGCACATGCTTCGCCCCGGTGCTAAGTGGGAAATATCAAACAACGTCTTTACCCGCTGGGATGATCCACGCCCCTGTCCGAGTATGGATGAGGTTTACTGGGTGATGGACAAGATCAAAGAGTTTGAAGAGTCAATCCCTACGATGTGGCTTCCTGAGCAGTTAGAGGAAATGGGCATCAAGATGAAAGAGATTGAAGATGCAATTGCATAACCTATTCCCCACAGCGGTAGGTTTTGCCGATCTCGGTCGCCCGTTAAGCGATGAGGAGTTGTTCTTCATCCGTGAGCTTGAGACTCGGCCTAACACGGGCAATACGACCTCCACGGATAACTTCGTGCTTCGTAATCCGGCCATGACAAGCCTGCGATCATTCATTGAGGACAGCGTGGCTGAATACTTCAAAGCCACAGTCAACCCCAAGCACAACGTCAGCCTACGCATCACACAAAGCTGGTGCAATTACTCTGAGCAGGGTCAGTATCACCACAAACACGCTCATCCCAATAGCTACATCTCAGGCGTGTTTTACTTGCAGACCAATCCTGATGACAGGATTTACTTCTACAAAGACGGCTGGCAGCAGATCAAGTTTCCCACCGATAACTGGAATGCGTACAACTCAGAGTCTTGGTGGTTTGAAGCATTTACTGGCCGGTTGATTCTTTTCCCTTCATCCTTAACGCACATGGTACCTACGGTTCAGGGTGAGCAGACACGCATATCGCTATCGTTTAATACCTTCCCTGTGGGTACAGTCGGGGAAGAGATGGATTTAACTGGTCTTAAGTTGGAGGCATAGATGGCCCATTTCGCAAAGATTGAAAACAACGTTGTTGTGCAAGTCATCGTTGTTGATAACAAAGACACAGCAGACGCTAACGGTGTTGAGAAGGAATACATCGGCGCAGCCTTCTGCGAACGACTGCTTGGCGGCACTTGGAAGCAGACTTCGTATAACGGCAACTTCAGGAAGAATTACGCAGGTCTGGGTTACACCTACGATGCAGCGCGTGATGCCTTCATCCCGCCCAAGCCAAGTGCTGATGCAACGCTTGATGAAGCGACCTGCCAGTGGATTGTTCCAAGTCTAGGGGCTGATTCGGTATGACCACCAAGATCACATCCGCAAACATCACGCAGTCAGGCACATCTGGTATATCCAGTGTGGCGTGGCAGGCCGTGCAGACCACGGGGTTTACGGCTGTGGCTGGCAGGGCTTATCCGTGTAATACGACTTCCGCAGCATTTACAGTCACGCTACCTGCTAGTCCAGCGGCAGGCAATGTCATTACGCTGACAGATTATGCGGGGACGTGGGGTACGAATAACCTGACGGTAAGTCCTAATGGGTTGAAGATAAATGGTGGTACTGCGAATGCAACACTAAGTACTAACAGAGGATCAGTTCAGCTTGTTTATGTAGACAGCACCCAAGGTTGGATAGCTTATTCAGGATTTGCGGTTACAAGTTTTGGTATTCCGTTGGAGTATCTTGTTGTTGCTGGTGGCGGAGGGGGTGGTAACAGTCACGCCGGTGGTGGTGGAGGTGGTGGGTTACTGACTAATATTGGTGGTTCTGCAATTAACGGATCGCTTGGAAATTCTTTAACAATAACTGTTGGTACTGGCGGAAACGGTGGTTCTGGGACTGAAGGTGCCGCAGGCTCTAATGGCGCAACATCGTCAATTTCTGGCACTGGCATTACAACCATAACGGCGCTAGGTGGTGGTGGTGGTGGTGGGCGTTTAACAACAGGTCTATGTACACAAGCTGGAGCTGCGTCAAGCGGAACCGTAGGTTCTGGCGGGGGTGGTGGCGGTGCTGGAACGACGCTTACTGGAGTTGGAACGTCCGGACAGGGTAAGAATGGTGGAGCTGGGTCATCTAGCGGTCAACCCACGGGGGCAGGAAATGGCGGCGGTGGTGGTGGGGCAGGCGTTGCTGGTGGTGCTGCAACAGGGACAAGCGCTGGAGGTGGGGTTTCAGGGACAGGCGGCGACGGGCTGCAAAACGCCATAACTGGAACCAATACCTATTACGCAGGCGGTGGTGCTGGAGGGCGTTGGGATAGCGGAACAGTGGGAGCGGCCGGGCAAGGTGGTGGCGGTGCTGGGGGCAATGGTGGTGCCGCAGGTTCTGCGGGTACTAATGGTCTTGGCGGAGGCGGGGGCGGCGGTGGTAGTGGCGCTCAAAATGGAGGTAAGGGAGGCGATGGCGTTGTGATTATTCGTTACCCAGACACTTATGCCGCAGCCACATCAACCACAGGGTCGCCAACAATTACGACCACCGGCGGTTATCGCATTTACAAATGGACCGGAAACGGCTCCATTACATTCTGAGGTAACACATGGCTTACTTCGCAAAATTAGATCAGAACAATATGGTGCTTGAAGTGCATGTTGTTCACAACAACGAGCTATTAGATCAAAACGGTCAAGAGCAAGAATGGAAAGGCGTTTGGTTTCTCCAGAACTGGTCAGGTGGCTATCCGCACTGGAAGCAGACCAGCTACAACGGTAACTTCAGGAAAAACTACGCAGGCATTGGCTACACTTACGATCCCGTTCGTGACGCGTTTATCCCGCCACAACCAACACCAGACGCTGTACTTGATGAAGAGACTTGTCAGTGGATAGTGCCTGTGGTTGCGGCTGATTCCATCGGTGCTGATTCTGTAGGGGCTGACTCCCTGTGAAATATTCGATTGTCATCCCGACATATAACCATTGCAGTGACCTGTTAAAGCCATGCATTGAGTCGATATTCAAATATACCGACATGGGTGAGGTTGAGTTGGTCATCTCGGCCAATGGCTGCAAGGATGAAACGTCGGATTACCTCAAATCACTCAAGAAAACCTTTGCCAGTATTGGGTTTGAAAAGCACCTCAAAGTCATTTGGCACGATCAGCCTTTAGGCTATTCTGGGGCCACAAACGAAGGCATACGCTTTGCCACAGCAGATAAGATCGTCCTGCTAAACAACGATACCGTCTTGTTGCCGCAAACCAAGAGCCAGTGGCTGCAGATGCTTGATAGCGCCTTCAAAAATGAAAGGTGCGGCATCTCATGCGTGATTAAAGGGCCATCAGAGCCTGCAGGCCGAGACTTTGCAGTGTTCTTTTGCGTTATGGTTCACCGCAAGGTTTTCGATGCTATTGGCCTTCTGAACACAGAGTACGGCGTTGGCGGTGGCGAAGACACAGAATTTTGCATTGAGGCAGAAAAGGCTGGCTTTGAGGTCTGCGAATGCTCTCCCAAGGCATGGCAGGACAACATCTTCATTGGCGGCTTTCCGATTTACCACGCTGGCGAAGGCACAGTCTTAGACACAAGTCTAGTGCCCAATTACCACGACATTTTCCTGCGCAACTCACTTAAGCTTGCCAAGAAATACAACCCTGACTGGTATCGCTGGCGGCTATCCAATTATTGGGAGCGTGCAGTATTCCTTAAAGGCGACCCGGTATTCCCTCGAGAAACCACGCGTTACCAATGGGCGGCTAAGCATGTCCGCGGCAATAAGATCCTTGAGATCGGATGCTCAAGTGGTTACGGCCTCCAGTTCATGCCTGACGGCGTGGAATACACAGGTCTTGATTACGACCCCATCATTGTTGAAGTGGCCAAAGAGCAAAAGTGGGCTGACAGGGCAAACTTTATCAATGCCGACATCAATAAGATCGACCTTGAGCAATACGACACGATCATTGCCTTTGAGGTCATTGAGCATATTGATAACGGCTTAGAGGTCCTGCAAAAGCTTAAAAAGCACTGCAAGAACTTGCTCTTTACCGTACCCATGAATGAGCCGCCAGGCTTTTGGGGACCGCATCACAAACTGCATGGCTTAAACGAATCGCACTTTCCTGGCTTTGAGTTCAATTACATTGATGAAGAAGGCAACATTTCTGACTGGCCAAAACCGATTGATCAGCACAACCGCCTAAACCTTCTCATCGGGCGCTGGCATGCCTAGCGTTCTTTGCTCAGTCTCAACCCGTGGCCGCACGCACACAACGCTGCCTATGGCGTTGCAGGCCATCATCAATCAGACCCGCAAGCCCGATAAGCTTGTGATCTTTGATGACAACGATGACCAGCAAGATCTGCGTGGCGATCCGCTTTATAAGCAGCTCTTTTACATGATGCAGGCCAAAGAGATCGCTTGGGAGTGGCTCTATGCCGGTAAGAAGGGCCAACATCACAACCATCAAATGGCTAATTGGATGGGATATGAATGGGTGTGGCGCGTGGATGATGATGCACTGCCAGAGCCCAATGTCCTGCAGAACCTCTTAAAGCACGTTGGCCCTCACATCGGCGGTGTTGGTGGCTCAGTCCTTACACCACCTCAAACCTTTGATAGCGCTGCTACAGGCAAGATTGAGCATATCTACACTGAACCAAACCTGCAGTGGGGGCTTATCAAGAAGACACAGGAAGTCGAGCACTTGCACTGCACCTTTTTATACCGTGCAGGTGTTTACGACTACAACCTTGCCCTCTCACGGGTCGCGCATCGAGAAGAGACGCTATTTACTTACGGCCTACACAAAAAGGGCTACAAGTTACTGGTTGTGCCTCATGCTGTCACTTGGCACTTGAAGGCCCCATCGGGCGGTATTCGGATGGAAAACAGGCAAGAACTGTTTGCTCATGACGAGCAGATCTTTCGCAATACCATGGCCTTCAGAGATCAGACCATCGTAGTACTTAATAGCGGCATGGGCGATCACATCGTCTTTTCGCATGTCCTGCCGCACATTAAAAATCCGATCGTCTTTGGTTGCTATCCTGAGATAGTGCCGTCAAAATCCATCGCTGAAGCTCAAAGTCTTTTCGGCGACATTGAGATGTTTAACATTTACGGCAAGATGCACCGCTGGCAGTGGAAGTCAAGCCTTGAAGACGCCTATCGGAAAATGTACTTATGATTCTGATCGCGCCATTTGCCAAGCAATTACGCAACGGCAAAGAGAATCCCAAGAACTATCCCTACTGGGAAGCGTTAATTCGCCTGATTGACGAGCCAATTATTCAAGTTGGGGTCGAAGGCGAGAGGCAACTGGTAGCAGACTTTCGCAAGAATCTCCCTCTCACTGAAGTGCGCAAACTCATCCGGCAGTGCAAGACTTGGATTTCTTGCGATTCATTTCTTCAACACCTGGGATGGGATGAGGGAAAGCCAGGGGTTGTCTTGTGGTCTGTATCCGACCCACTGATTTTCGGGCATCCTGAGAACATCAACCTTCTGAAAGACCGTTCCTTACTGGCTCCTAATCAGTTTTTATGGTGGGAGCATACCGAACACGACCCGAGCAAATTTGTTTCACCCCAAACGGTAATAAACGCGCTAAAATTATTTAATCAAGAATTGGTATCAGGGTGACATCATGGCCGCACCGAATTACACGCCAATCCAGCTTTATCGGACCAATACAGCCTCAACCACAGCACCCGCTGCTGGCAACTTAAACGCAGGTGAGCTCGCTATCAATTACCACGACAGTGGTATGGCGCTCTATGCAAAGAACTCATCAGGGGCCGTCAAAAAGCTCATCAACAATCCTGCGGGCCTGACTTACCCGGCTGCTGACGGCTCGGCATATCAAGCCGTTCAAACGGATGGCTCTGGAACCCTATCATTTGCGCCATCGGCATCATCGGTTCTAACGGCTCAAGGCGACTTGCTTT